GCATTGACGAGATGGTGATCGAAGCGCTCCGCACAGGTCTCGGAACTGGACTCGCTATCGCCTTGGCGAGCGGCTCCCAGATCACGCGCCTAGACGCTGATCAGGCAGATATGATCTTTGCAGGTGCCATTGCTGCGTGCCTTCAGGTCATCGTGCGCGCCCTCAACCCTGACGATCCTAAGTTCGGCATCGGCAAGGCGAAGGCAGAGATCGCCAACGGCAACGGCCCTCACAAGTAAATCGTGCCGGTCAAGGTCGCCAAGCCATTCGGCAACTGCTCCGTCTGCGAGATGGTCGCTAGGGTCTGGGAGGTCGAGTCAGCCGACGAGCTGCTCTGTGGGGTCTGCCTCCGACTACTGGTAGCGATCAGCCTAGAGGACTCGACACAGCCGTCCTAGGCGGCTTCCCCTGGGTGGCTCCTCCTCCACCCAGGGGAGTATCCACCCTGCATAAAACATATTCACACCACAAGTTGTGCGCGTGGGGTTGACGGCTGCTTGCCGTTGAGCGTATGCTGCTCCTGCCAGTGAGGAATGAGCCATTCGGCTCTGCTGGTACAGGAGGTCAAGGTGAAGAGGAACCCACAGACATTCAGCGTGCTGGAGAACGGCAAGCTGAGGCGCTACTACGATCCGCGCACACCGGACAATCGCAACCGACCTAAGTCGGACTTTGCAGGTCTGCGTGAATACACCGAGATGCCGAGCATCGCTGAGATGGTGACCTACACCATCTTCATTGCATCGATCATCTTCGTGTTGATCGTTGGCGGTTCGCTATGAAGATCAACCGCAGGTCCACTCCAAGGATGGTCAAGCACAAGTCCTTTGTGAGCGACTTCCAGCGCCTAGAGCGAGAGGCTCACAACCGTGAGCGCTTCAGCTTCACCGTCGCGGTGATGGCGTTCTGGGTATTGGCCGTGTTGGTCTTTCAGTTGGTCTCACGATGAGGTGCGCCTACTGCAAGGGTCCAGTCAAGACGAAGTCGACACAGAAGCGCGACCAGATCTGCGGCGTGTGCTGGGCGCTGTTGATCCAGATTGCTAAGAGCCAGCCTGTATTTGGACGCACGCAGTGACCAAGTGGAAGTGCGTAATCTGCGCGCGGCAGATGGTGACCGAGACCAAGCCTTCGCTGATTGAGCGCCTCTGCGCTGACTGCAATGTCAGCCACTGGAAGAAGGTCGTAGACATCTACACGACAGGAGACAAGAAGCGACTGGCAGAAGCCAAGAAGAAACTGAGCGCCGCAGTCACGGCGTTGAAAAAGACACAGGAGGTCAAGTGAGCAAGCGCTTTGAGTTTGTATCCGCACCGCAGCGGAGTCCAGAGTGGTTCGAGATGCGGAAGGGCGGCATCACCGCCACCGGTATCACTGCCATCAACGGCTCGTCGCCGTACAAGACCGCCTACCGACTCTGGGCGGAGTTGACTGGTCAGGTCGGTGAGCAGGAAGTCGGAGCGGCCGCACAGCGCGGTCAACTGCTAGAGCAGGCAGTCGCCGACTACTACACCGCAGAGACTGGCAAGAAGCTGCGAAAGAGCAACGGCATCGTGCGCTTGAAGGAGTTCCCTTGGGCGATGGCATCGTTAGATCGCACCATCGTGGGCGACACCGACGGTCTCGTAGAGATCAAGACCTCAACGAGCAGCCGCTGGCAGTTGTACCCAGTGCCACCTGAGTATGTGGACCAGGTGCAGTGGCAGATGTTCATCACTGGCGCGTCGTACTGCGATGTCGCAGTGCTGCTCTCTGGCTTGGTCTTTCGCATTGAGCGCGTGGAGGCTGACCCTGTCTACCAGACGCAACTGTTCGACAAGGCCGTCCTATTCCGCGAGTTGGTGCAGTCCAAGACTCCGCCACCTCTGACCGGCAACGACAGCGACACACTCGCTGAAGTCAAGCCGCAGAGCAACAACACCTATGCCGTGGCTGATCCGCAGCTGGATCACATTGCGCGGCTCTACATCGAAGCGAAGGTTGAGGCAGAGGCTGCCGATGCCGCGCTAAAGGAGATGGCAATCGCCATCAAGGAAGCCATCGGCGATGGCGAAGGAGTCAAGGGTCAGGGGTGGCTTGCCACCTGGAAGACCAACAAGAGCAGCGTCAAGGTGGACTGGGAGAGCATCGCAGATGTCCTGCGAACGGTTGCTCCAGACACCTACGGTGAAGCCATCAAGCGCTTCACCTCAGAGAAGCCAGGGGCGCGAGTATTCCGCGTCTTTGGGAAGGAGGATCAAGCGTGATCGAAGTAGAACTCACCACCGCGATCAAGGTCAGGGCTGAAGAGATGTTCAAGCAGGCGCAGTCCAGCAGCGCGCTGCGTTTCCGAAAGGAGAAGGCGGACGGCAACACCACTTGGACTGGCGTGCTAGGTCAGGCCGTGTTTGAGGCGGTACTCAGCGAGCGCAAGATGCCGTTCATCCCAGTGGACCTCACGACACACGACTATGTGGTCTGCGGTCTGAAGGTCGATGTGAAGACCAAGGGGTGGAGCCGACCGGCAGCCAACGATGTTGAGGTCAGCGTCTTTGACTACATCCGAGACCACCAAGCGGTGGACTACTACGCCTTCGTTCACTTGCAGCTCGCGCCTGGAGAGGACCGCAATGGGCCACCCCACGCGGATAAGTACCAGCGTGCGTGGCTGCTCGGAGTGATGGATAAGAGCCAGTATCTCTATCTGGCATATGAAGTGAAGGAGGGAACCCTATTCGAGAGCGGACATATTGCAAAGGCGAGTTCATTGAATCTGGTAGCCGAGCAGTTGCTACCTGTAGAGACCATTGGAGGATCAGAGAATGACTAAGCAAATCGCAGCGGCACTGGCCGCACCGTTCACCGGCACGGATCTGAAGCAGCGCCCAGGGCGCGGCGGAATGACCTTCACCTACGCCGATGCGCGAGCCGTAGCTCAGCGCCTAGACGATGTCTTGGGCATCACTGGGTGGAACTTTGAGAGCGTCGTGGTCGACAGCACCGCAAAGGCGATCAAGGGAACGCTGACCATCCGAGTGGATGGCGTTGCTTCGACCAAGGAAGATTACGGCTACCCCAACGGTGGTCAAAGCGACGAGCCTCTGAAGGAGGCATCAAGCGACGCTCTTCGCCGCTGCGCGGCTCTCCTTGGCGTAGGGCGGTCTCTTTATGCGTCAGGCACAGGCGCGAGCCTCTCCGTGGCTCCTAGACCCCTCTCCGTTGATTCTGTGAGGGCATCGCAGCCGTCGGTTTCCACGGACGATGTGGCCGTAGCAGCAGCAATGCTGTTCGCGGAGGGTGAATGCCCAGACCACCGCACGGCTTGGTCGCACAAGCCTGCCGGTGTCAGCAAGGCTGGCAAGGCGTACAGCGCCTTCTACGCCTGCTCTGGCAAGTCGAACGGCGACTTCTGCAAGCGCAAGCCGAGCATCGCGTGGGTCAACGCCCAGGTGCGCGATGAGGGTGAGGCAATGCTTGCCGCCAAGGCGAAGGGTCTGCACGATGGCAACCCTGCGCTAGAGACCGCGCTAGAGGAACTGCCGTTCTAGTCAACGGCATCATCTACGGCTGGGAGAGACTGGTGACCTCCACCTCTCCCAGCCACTAACACAGAGCGGAGGACGAATGGTTTGGTTCAAGTGGGTAGCAAATGCACACCGAGATGCGGAGATCTCGGCGCTGACTGACACGCAGTTCCGCGCGTTCATCACGATCATTGGTGAGGTGAAGCTGCTGCGATCCGGTGGCATCTTCAAGAACCGACAGCACCTCAAGACCGTCATCGGCGCACGCCTCTTCAGGGGTGTGGACGGCCTGTTGAAAAGTGGTCTCCTGACAGAATCTGGAGACGGAGTCATCGCCGTGTCGAACTACTCTCGCTATCAAGTCGACCCCACCTCGACCTCTCGTGGACAAAAGTGGCGAGATCAAAACAGGGGTAGGTCAACGGACAGAGAAAGAGAAAGAGAAGGAGAAAAGAATAGAACCCCTATATCCCCTAAACGCTCTGGCTCTGGAAGGCTCACGCCACTGAACGAGATTCTAGGACTGAAGAAGAATGCGTAAGCAAGAGGAGCCAAGCAAGCACGCTCTGGCAACGAGAGCCTGGAGGGAGAAAGAGACTGAAGACCAACGAGCTGTGAGGGTGTTGAAGTACACGCTCTACAACCATCGGATGACGATGGAGCAGTACACGGCCTTACGGCTGGCGCAGGCTGATCGATGTGGAGCGTGCAAGGAGCCTCTCCGCTTTGGCGAGGCTAGGGCAGTGACGGTGGATCACGATCCGCGCTGCTGCACCTACGAGACGCTCAGTACCGGCAGGACAAAGGGCGTGCCGATCTCGTGCGGCAAGTGTGTCAGGGCGCTGCTCTGCTCACCCTGCAACCGAGCCATCGGATTCTTTGAGCGCTATCCACAGCGCGTTCATATGTGGATCGACTATCTCAGGAGGGTCATGAAATGAGCGCACACATCGCATTTGTCGGACCACAGGGTTCAGGCAAGAGCACGCTGGCAGAGATGCTGGAGGAGCGGCGTAAGAGCCGGTACATCGTGCTTCCAATCGCGCAGACCATCCGTGAGGTGGCATCGCTCGCCTACGGCGTCGACTTCGACAAGAGCAAGCACTACGAGCAGCGCCGCCTGGGCTTGGATGTCAAGACCTCAGGACGCGAGATCCTGCAAGACATCGGCGCGCAGCTGCGAGAACTGGATGCCTACTTTTGGATCAAGGCGTGGCACGACGCGTTCAACCGTTTGGCACCGCTAGGTCGGCCAATCGCCATTGACGATGTGCGTCTGCCACTAGAGGCGCACTTCCTCCGGCAGCACATCCCAGGGATCACCATTGTGCGTGTGTTCGCATCCGCAGCGGCTCGCACCAAGCGCCGTGGGGTGCTCCAAGGGGCAGCCGATATCACCGAGCACGGCTATCTCCAGACCGAGTACGACTTGCAGATCGACACAACAGACTTGACAGCCGAGAAGTCCTACGCGATCCTCAGGCAGTACATGGTGGATAACGGCAAGTGGTCGGCATCCCCAGAGGAGGAATCATGAGCAACACAGACTTGACGGAACT